TGACACCGGTGTGTGTGTGTGTGTGTGTGTGTGTGTTTGTTTCGCTGCACATTCCGTTTTGTTTTAATAATATAATTCAGAATACACCACCACCACCCGTGTATCGGTGTGAGTATTATTTTATATTATATCCCCCTCCCCACTAAGTATTCTTCATCGTGTATTTTGGATGGAATTGACCGCCACCCTTCCCTTTACGATACGATTTGTCACGATCCCAATCTTTTAGTAATTTTTGGAAGTTTGAATCGGTAACAAACTCGTCCAAAAATAATTTGGCATCCGGTTTATATTGGCGCTCTAACAACCGTTGTGTACGATTGCGTTGGTCAGCGTTTCGATACCGGAGCACGTGTTCCACTTCAGCCGATTGATAGGTTTGTATGTACAACCCCAATACCTCCATCAGACCGTTTTGTATGCGCGTTTTATTTGTATTTATATAATTCTGTTTCGTACCAGATTCGTTCATTCGCATCGAAGCGTATATCGCACGGATCGGTTCGTACTCTTGTAGTGTTGTAAGTATTTGTTCATAATATTCAAGTATATCGGTTTCTGCTAGTGCTGGTGCTGCTGCTGGTGCTGCTGCTGGTGCTGCTGCTGGTGCTGCTGCTGGTGCTGCTGCTGGTGCTGCTGCTTTTGCTTTTGCTTGTGCTTGTACATAAAAAAACGTCCTAAAAGAAGTATCGCGCAATGCATTATATGCCGTTCCTTGCATATAATCCTTGTTGTCTTGGTGGAAGATATTGTAGTCGTAGCTATCGTTCACAAGGTAGAAAGCATTTGTGCCGGTCGGTTGATAATCTGCCGTTTTGTCTTGGTAACGCAATTGGCGTTCCACAAATTGTTTGTAATCACCGGCAGAACGTCGCGTGTTGAGATCAAATTCGTGTATTAGACGTCTTTGTATAACAGGCGAGATCTTGTGTGTCCACCCACTAATTTTTCGGAACTGTTCGATCGCCTCTTCGTTGTTGGGAAGTGTGCTCTCAATCCACCCGACAAACCCTTTTTCGTGTGTGAAGATATCAGTCAGATCAATCCGGGCTCTGATGTTCCGGTTACCGACTTCGTGTTCCCCGCGCTCGACCGTGTCTACTTCGTGCAAGTCCGCATCGTCCACAAAGTGCGTGTCGTGCACCACCTTGTCCGGGTTGAATAGGGTGCTCGTCCTGTAAAACTCCGAGCTTTGGATGGGGTTCAGGTGCACGAGTGAACCCTGGAGCGTTCTGCCTTTCTTCAGTGCGTTGTATTCGGTGGGGTGCAGATACTCGTGAACGGTGTTGTCGTTGTACGGCACCGTCGGCATCTGCATCTCGCGTTCTTCTCTGTCCCACTGGCAGAAGTACGCGAGCACGATGTGGATCGCACTGCGGGGAAACCCGTACGAATCAAAGAAGTGGTGTGCGCGGAATTCGTGGGGGTACTGCTTCATCAACAGTGCCCGCAACCGCCGCGGATTCACGTAGCTGGATTGTGCGGCGTGGTACGCGACATTCAGCTCTGCCCATAGTTTCTGCCGGTCGTAGGACTGTTCTATATCTACGTATCGTTTACGGAACACTTCCATATTCGCTTGATTGGTTTTTAGAATTTCGATGTCCAGTTCAACCAGATTGTCTTGCACTTTCTGCATCAACCCCAGTTGGTCATCCGAAATGCCAGATACGGTGCTCTCTCCGAACATACCGGGCTGCAGCTGTGCCAACCACGCCATTGCTCTGGTCAGATTCCATTTATCGATCGCTTTGCGATACGTTGCGAAGATGATGGGTACCTGCTGGTTGTGCGAGAGTTCTATCACTTGCGTGCTGAGAACGTGCCACAGCAATGCCCCAGCGGTCGTGGTTGCCAGAACACGCCCGAGTTCGCTTACATTGCGGAGGTATTTGAATGCGCGTGATTTCTTTTTGGACATTCCGGACATACGCATAAATACCTGAAATAGTGTCACTGCCAGATGCAACATCATATGTGCGGTATTCTGTGCAAATCGGTGGAGTCGGTCGTGTTTATGAAACTGATACACAAGCATCGCCAAACTAAGCGCCTCGATGATAGTTGCGATGAACCATCCGACTGCTTTACCGAACGACACGGTCCCGTTCTTGACTGTATTCACGAACCAATTCACATTCTGCATGACGATTCCGACCCGCGTGTTAGACATCTGGTACGGTTTGGTTAGAAATAAGATGTGGTGACTGATCTGTTGCTCGCTGCGAATGTGTCCCGTCTTGGCGTCCACAAAGAGCTCTGCCGGGACATCGCCGCACAGGAGCATCAGCAGCTGGCGCTGGTCTGAACGCTTGACGGCAGTGTATTCTTCGGGCGTGTGAGGCAATGTCAACTCGGTGGCGTTTTTGAACTCGGCACCCACGAATGCATTGACTGCTTGCCAGCGCAAAAAATAGTATTCATCACGGACTTTATCTGCTTTTGTCTTCTTAAAGATGTTGCCGATTTTCTTCCACTCGCGCAAGAAGGTGTGTACGGACTGGTTGGTGATCGGACCTGTAATTTTCTGTATATACGTGTTGTATGATGCATTGTTGCCAAGGTTGTTATCTTCCACGAACTGTTTGCATTTGGCGGTCACACTGGAAGAACTTGTGTTCCCACCGTCCATCACGAGGTCCAAGAATGACTTCGCACCGGATTGGTTGAACGTGCTAATACTCGGGTCGGACAGCCGCGGTGGCATAAACGCCTCTTTCAATCGGTCCTTATAATCCGCAAATTCCTTCATGATGTGTTCGGTCAATTGAGGCTTCATTAAGGGTGCGGTTTGAAGTTTTTCCAGGTATATGAAAACTTTCTCCAAATGCTCTAATTTGTGCGCAGGCGTGGTTGGTGTGGTCTGAAGGTCTCTGCTGTAAATGCGGTCCGCCCCCCCATTGTCCAATAGGGCGTCGGGCACACCTGCTGAGCGTGCCCACGTTTGGATTTGTTCGTGAAACCCAAATTCGCCCGTACGTCGATGTTGTGTTAAGTGGTTTCCATTGTGGTGACCCTGACCACTCCCGCCCCGTGTGTGTGTATTGTGCGTGCGCAATGCATTTGAACAGACTTTTTTGTGTGTCCGGTATATTGGCATGTTGGTTTGCAGCTGTATATTATATATGGTGACGAGAAAAAGTCCACGTCTGAAAGAATCTAAAAAAAACATACTGTGCACACAAATCAAATTGTTTGTTTAACCGCCTACAATATAATAGAATGTGTGATTGTGCTACTTCTTACAAACCGTTGATTGATTCGCTGCTTGACTGCCAACCGGACAATCCGCCTCATATTCAGGTGTCTACCATCAAACAATTGGCACTGGATGCGTTGAAAGTGATGAAAGGGCAGGACGTGTTTCTCAAATTGCGAGCACCGATGACCATTTGCGGAGACATCCACGGGCAGTTGCAAGACCTGCTCCGCGTGTTCAAGCAGCGCGGGACGCCACCAGAAACGCCTTACTTATTTTTGGGAGATTATGTGGACCGCGGCAAGCATTCGGTGGAGGTCATTGTGTTGCTGCTTGCGTTAAAAGTGGCGTACCCCTGTTCGATTTTTCTGTTACGCGGAAATCACGAGTGCCCCGAAACCAACGGGCGGTACGGGTTCCGTGAAGAATGTGATGCACACGTCGAGAAGGACCTCATGCAATCTGGCGGTGGCGGTGCTGGACCATCGGAAATGCAGATGCAGATGACTGGTGAGACGCTGTGGTCAATCTTCAACCGCGTGTTCCAGTGGATGCCTCTGTGTGCCGCGGTGGAAGACCGCGTGTTCTGTGTGCATGGCGGGTTGTCGCCCAAGCTCAACACGTTGGATCAGTTGCACAGAATTGACCGCACACAACTGAGCCAGGTCCCGGACTCGGGGCTTGTGTGCGATCTGCTGTGGTCGGACCCTGACAAGAACGAAACCGACTGGGGCGAGAACGAAAGGGGGTGCTCCCACACATTCGGACCCAAGATAGTCGAAGACTTCTGCAGCAAACACAATTTTGATTTGGTGTGTCGCGCACACCAGGTGATGGATCATGGGTACGAATTCTTCTGCAAACGGAAGCTCGCCACGGTCTTCACCGCCAGCAACTATTGTGGCGATTACGGCAACCGCGGAAGCGTCCTTCACATCGACTCGGAAATGCGGTGCAGTCTCATTATTCTGCTCCCCAATAACGATGTGTCGGTACAGGAGTTTCAGGGAGCAAAACCAGACGCAAAGGTTGCCGCTGATGGGTTTGAAATGCCTATGCAACGCGCCGGTTCACCACCACCCACCGAACGACCACCGTCCCCACGGTTCTAAAAAAAGGAAGAGTGCGCTGCTGCGGCAATATGTATGCGTACTCAAAAAATGTAAAGCGTCTTTTTGTAATTCAAAAATAAGAATACGAATACAAATCGTACCTACTGGTGTATCAAGTTTTGTATGTTACCACACCACCCCATCCCCTTGGACCGAGGCGTGTGTGTGATATATATATATATATATCAAATCTACATCTATCTATCAACGCCGACTGTGTACGTGTGGTGTACACAGTATGCGCACATTTGAGTGAATTCTAATACACGGCATAGAAACGGAAACACCCAAGCAACTATTTTGCATTTGAGCGTGAGCGACCGTGCATCAAACACATACCTTACGTGTTTTCTATATAACACAATCTATTTATGAATTATTCGGTACATATTGTAATCCTAATACGTGTGTTGTATTACATTTGTAATCTTCCGAAATTAGAACCACCGCCCTGTTCGATTTGCGAATCGGTGCTACGAACACATTCGGCACGTTGCCAACACTGTCCGAACGGGAGACATTCTAATCGTGCGTAAAAGGCGACCACACGATATGGTGGTTCATTTACTCAGCAACTATTTCAAAGGACACGTCATCGTTTGTGTGAATATGTATAATACGGTGTACGGGTTAGATTTTGTAGGTGCACACAACAATATACCGAACAATAAGAATACTGTCTTGCATATCCATTCCAATCCGTATTTGCGACTGTATCCAATCGATGTGTACTTGCACGACACGTTGCAAGCGTTTCAATCCGAAATCACAATTTATAAAAAAAAGAAGACGTGTGTGACCCAAGAAGCGATTCAGACTCTGACACGACGAATCGCAGGTGCTTGTGTTTTTTGCACTACATCCGAACCTTGCACTTGCAGTATGCTTCCCCCCGTCGATCAGATTATATCTTTCGTGTGTGCGCAACTGTGCCTACCGGTTCACCCCCAAAACAAACTCAACTGTGCCCAATTTGGGTCACTTGCGTTGTCTTATATTCACAATACTCCCCTTCGGTGGTCCTTGCACGGACTTCAGTTACAGAGACAATTAGAGCATATGCATAAAACGGTGTTATAATCGTATCTTTATAAGTATATATCACACACGATCACATAATAGCACACACACACACACACACACAATAATGCTGTCCAATTTAGACTTATTTCAAAATTCCTTTTCTAAGTACGAAGCACAGTTTGGTGTGGATGCACATCGGATGTCTTTCTATATGAACGACGAATCGTTCGCATCTTCCAACGTATCAACCATCTTAACTCGCATACAAAACTGGTGCGACACGCATAATTTGGATATTCAACATATATTGCCGTGGTGTACCCAGATTCCATACGCAACATTGTATGAAGCAAAACAAAACACCATTGTAGACGACCATCAATATTTGTTTGATAATGGTCGCCAGATCATCACACTGAACACACACAGTGGCACAATGCATATAGTTAAACCGTTTCGGATTGACACCGAAAAAGACAATGGAGATTTTCTTACCATGCAATCGATCTCATTGCATATTACTGTGTACAACAACAAATACACACTCGATTGGATTCCCGACCAAGAAGAATACGCAATGCCTACACACGAGCACACGTTGACCATCGGAATGCTGTGCACGTTAGGTCTGTTGTACTGGATGGTGCGATAGTTCGGATATTTCGGATATTTCAGATAGTTCACGGGTATGCCATATACGGTTCAAGATACACAATTTTATCATAATTCTTAGCGAGGACCTCGTTGATAAACTGATACACATCTAAGACTTGTTGGTATTCATTCGCACCCGTAATGATAATTTTACCCCCGTGGCGGTTGGGGGCATCGTTCCCAAACACACAGATCGTAACCACCTTGCATTGCCCATCACCGTGTCCACACCCTTTGCCGTTGCATATTTTTTTACAATAACATACTCCTTGTACGAACTGGTTGTCTTCGGATTTGCGATAGCTCGTGTTCCACGCAAATTTGATCTTTACCGCAGGATAAATGTCTGGTTCAAATTCGGATTCTTCTAAACAGTAGTCTTCGATGATGAGGCGAAACAACTCTTCGCGAATAATTTGAAAGTGTGTTGAAAAATCAGTATTGAACATCGTTGCACGTGTTCCGTACAGCGACAACGTCTCCGTATCCTTCAACATTGGTTCTGACGGAACATCCATAATCCGAACGGCGTCTCCTAAACAGTCCAAGTGTTTCTGAAAATAGGTGCGTAACGATTCGAAACTGCGCGTAATATCGGCATTGCTTTTTAAACCGACACCTTTGATTTTCCCATTTGTAAACATAAATCCATTTGTTGTTCGCAATTCACCCGTTTCAGAATAAAATGTCCAAATAATTGTAATCTGATTCTGAAAATAAGATTTTACTTCTGTGTTGACAAGCGTCTCCTCTTCGTCGTAACAACGTATATAACGAGTAATCTTTTTGTTTTCGATATCCTTCTCATAAAACTTCATAGAAAACACTCCTGTGCCAGGGTCTTTCTTTTCTGTCAAAGGCAACGTTTGGAATAATTTTGAAAAATCGACGTCCGCATTCAAAAAAGACACCGTCGAAATAGTCGAGATCCGCAATGCAGATGCTTTCTGATATTCTTGTTTTTCTTTGTATTTCAATATCTTCTTGGGCACGGATGGCGTTTGAATCATATTGAAATAACAAGTATGGCACACACGGTGCTTTCATATAGATATCTATATCGGGCTCTATTGTGATATATGTGATATAAATCTTTTTATTAAAAAGATGTTGTGGTTTGGTGGGAACCGTCTTTAGGTGTTCGTTTTTTCGTTGGATCACACTGTGGTATCCTATACGGTCGGTCTCCACGACAGAGGTTGCAGCGCATGCAACATCAACCCGTATTCGGACGCACTGCCCTTCTGACATATAAGCATAACCGGTGGTTGTGAGTCGCCCTCCGTTTTGGGCGATGGACGCAAATGTGAAATATAAAGACCAACCCACAAAAACCAGACAAGTAGACTTGCACGAATGATAGAAAAAAACGATTGCGAAGATTTTGGCGTGTGCACAAAAGATGATTTCTTTCAGGATAATAAAAGTTTAGTTTTGCACCTTCGCATACACAGTAAACCGGTTGCTGCGAAGGGTGCAACCCACCCGGTTGAAGATTCGTCGCTGACACAGTTGCCACAGAACGAGACCTACCACGAACTGATGAAGTACACGCCTGCTCTCCACAATGTGCCGGTTGCATACGAAAAGGATAACACGGATTCGTTCCCTTTTATGTTGAGGGAGAGTGTGGATGACGCTCGTACCAGCATAGACACAGTGGAGACCGCGCTGTCGTCGGCAACGCCGCACCTGCCGACCATGGGTGGTGGTCCGGATGATGCCGTCGGTCAACCGATTGGTGATGCGACGTGCACCTTTGTGCCGCCGG